GCCGCCATAATTAACTCCTATTGTTAAATATTTTATCCCATCTTTCTTGGCTTATATGACTAAAAGAGGAACGAATATTTGAAGGTGTTTTATCTCTACCAACTGATAAACTAAATCCATCTTCAAAAGAGACATCCTTGCCATCTAATTGATACTTCATTTGTCCTTCCCTAGTGTTTTGAGTTGTTACTCTGCCACCTGTAGGGTCTACAAAATCTGAACAATTATTAGCCTTTCTAGGCTTGGTTCTGCCTGAATGCAGTTCTAATTCTGTTGTAGATTCCTTCATCTATCTTTCCTTTTTGATAATCCCTAGCCGCATCCACTAGACTTTTGTATCCTTGTGTCTCTGCCGGGGAGTCATTACCTATTGATGGAACTGATTGTTTGTTTAATCGCTTTATATGACTTTCTAAAGCATTATTATCTAATGAGCCATATATCGCCTTATCTTCATCGCTTAATTGGTCTAGTAACGTATCTCTCTTGGTTTGTTCTGCAAGTTGATACGATTCTAATTGAGATTTCAATTCGGTGTTTGCTTGTTGCTGTTTTGTCAGGTCATCTCTGACCATATTCAAAGCAGATTCATATTCACCTTTTGACTCCATCTCTTTTAGCTTTCTATCTTCAGACTCTTTCAATACTTGTTGTTTTAAAGCATCAAATTCAGCCTTCATTGTATTTTTTTCATCAATAACTTCCTTAAAGCGAGAATAAGGTACATCATTGATGGGAGTTTCTTTAACCTCTTGCTCTTGAGTTTGCTCTTCTTTTACGTCTTGAGTTTGACTTTCGTTTTCCATTTTTACCTCTTGATTGAGTTTGTTATTTACCGATTTTGATGTTGATAGGTTTCTTTGTCGCTTCTTTAGCGTTCTTTCTTATAAACCTACTAACTTCACTTAAAATAAATCTTTCTATACCTTTTGATACTGGTCTAACATTACTTGTAATAGTTCTACCCATTTCAGCATTCCATTCAACTTTAGATGCATCAGCACCCGACCACCCTATTATGACATTATCTTTTGAAAATCCTCTTGTTTGCAAATTTTTCATCATGTCACCAGTTAATTGTAAATCCACTCTTTTTGAATATGATGATTGACCCCTAAATTTTCCATCTGCTTTTCTATTTGCATATTGAGTTGAATACGCTTTGAATTTTCTTCCCTCAACATCCTTACCACCTTTAGTAGTATGAACTCTAATCCTATCAGCAACCTCATCGCCTAATCCCTTCCAGAATTGTCTTGTAAATGTTGGGATATCTTTTAACTCTTTAGCCATTCTGTAAATTTCTTTCAAATAATTGTTGAGGTGTTAATGGTTGAGGTTTAGGAGGCAATCCCTTTGCTCTTCTTTCAAATACTTTATCTTCTTTAAACTTTCTTGCTTCTTTAGGGTCTGTTAGTTTTTTAGATACCGATGTTTCTCTTGCCCATCTATGTCTGCAATTAAATCCTCCTCCATCTGTGAAAGCACCGGGGAATATAGAATCAACCTCATCTCTTTTTAAACTTCCAGCAGACATCATCTCTAAACAAATATCTCTTGTCTTATCATCTATTGGTCCTTGATATACATATGTTGCATCTGGAGGGTCATTAACAGCCATCTCTGCTGTAACATTTCTTTCAAACGTGTTCAAAGCTGTATTAGCAAGACTACGAGCCTCATGCTCTTTGAATCCAACATCTAAAATACTTTGTGCAATCTCTCTTTCAGTCTTACCACCGATAACACCTTTAACAGCTTCATCAATTACTTGTTCGCCCATTGTACTTATTTGTGCTGTAAAGGTTCTCTCGTCTAATTTAATTAATGCTTTTAATGTTTCTTCTGTTACTTGCCCGGTTGATTGCATTGCACTTAATACACCTTCATAAGATGATATGTATTTATCTAATTCTTTTCTCAAACCAATTTCATTAAATATATATTCATCAACATCTAATGTAGAAATCAAAGATATAAACTCTTCCCTTGATAATGATTCTTTTAAATCAATCAAATCTTCAATCATTTGAGCCTGTGCTTTCTGCAAAGCATTTGAAAACTCTTGTGCTATTTTTTCTTTATCCACGTTGCAAAGCCGCCACTAATGGTGATTGAGGTTGTTCTGTTACTTCTTCAACCAACTGTTCTTCTTCTATCTCTTCTAACTTTATCTCTAATTCTTCATCAGTTATATCTGAATTAAAGAACTTGTATAAATCTTTTTTAGTCATCAAACCATTATCAAGCATGAACTGAAGTTTATCTTTCTCTTGATTCCATTCTAGTGGAACTTTGCTTTCTTCAAAATCAACAGCATATGATTCATCAAACACTCTTCCAACATGAACCTCAATCAATCTGCGGTCTACTTCATATCTCATTTCTTCAAACTCTTTGAACAATGGAATATCAGCCTCCCTTGCTTCTTCATTCTCTAAATTCATTATCTTCAATGCAATACCTGAAGGCGGAGTAGTGCCTTGTGAAAAATTGATACTTAAAGAATGGTTTTGTGCTGTAATCGTGAGGTATTCTTTAATTCCTTGTATCATAGCTGGTATATTGGAAGGGGGAGCAATATACGATAAGTTCGCACCTTCAGGTAATGATATTAGTCGGTCTATGCCAAATTTTATATTCGGTATCTCTGTATCAATTCCAGTCATAACTGGTGAGCCAGTTTGATACCTTATAGCTAACATAACTTCTGTAAATGCTATTGATGTATTGACTGCACATCTTACAACATCCGATGCTGAATAAGGGAACATTATTCTTGATATAGGATTAATGCCATATATATTTATCATGTCTGGATTACCTTCAACAGCTTTAATCTTATGGTCAGATGTGAATATAAAATGCAATCCTTGTTCACCATCTCTATCTTCTGAAAAGAAATAGAATTGTCTGTTACCTTGTGAATCCTTACCTATCTCATATGAATAACCGAATGGAAATGTCTCACCATCATAATAATATTCTTTTACATTTGGCAGTATATCGTACTCAATCCTGTTCTTTCTGTCATTCCATTTAGAGCGAACATGAATCATACCTAGAGTCCATGCTAGTTCTGATGCAGTCCTTAAAACAGAATCAAGATGGTAAGTGTACTCCATATACTCATCTGCCATCTCACCACCAATCAATCTTTTCGGAGGTGCTTTATATAGCATCATTCTTGCTTTTGCAAATCTAGGTAATATCCTTAAAAATGTTGTAGGAATCTGTGACAATGTATGACCGGGAAAGTATGGTTCAATATGTGAATCTATATTCCTGTTATAATAGAAATCTAAAGCAGTTTGCTTTTTAGCATACTCATCTTTGAGAACCATATCTTCAGCATTCCTAACTGAATCCATTACTGCCATCTTACCTAAATTTGGGATAGTTATTTTATCATGAAATTCCATATTACCACTCTACACTTATTGGAGTTCTGTTTATCAAAGAATGTTTATGTGCAATATAATATGAACAAGCATCTAAAAAGTGAGATAGTGATTCATCTCTTTTGTCGATTCTGCCATCATTAGTTCTTTGAGTTTGCTCCAAGTCTTTTATTAAGTTTACACATTTAGGGTCTATTGTCATCCTAACTTTTCCATTAGCATCCCTCAATATTCTATTTAAAGCATTTAATCTATCAATTACTGGAGGATTTGCCCTCTTTGATATAACCTGAAAGCCATGGTCTTTTAATATCATATGGTCCGAACGATTACTTGTTGTAGACCTAGCTGAACCAGTAGCATCTGGATATACAGGGATATGAGGTGCAATCTTCTTCATTGCTAAAGCCATCAATTCAGTATTTGAATTAGGGATTCTAATTTCATCAAACCAATGAACAACACCATTAGAATACTCTGTTCCAAGACAAGCTGAACCAAGTATATTGAAATCCATTCCCCAAAATAGATTGTCAGATAATTCTTTTGCTTTTTTAACATGAATAGACCTATCGAAATTATAAGCGGCTCGATTACCAGTTGTTTCAAAGGATGCTAGAAACTCTGTTTTAAATGCTCTTTCATCCATCATGTTTTTTGCTTTTTCTATCTCTTCTTTTGGAACGTAGCCACCATCAACTGTAGTATATTGCCAACTCTTCCACTCTTTATCCTTGCCTTGTCCTCTTAAATAAGCATCATACAAATGGTCATATCCATTAGGTGTTCCAATAAAGAAAGCCTCTCCATTTGTTGTTGTTAACATAGGATAGATGATTTCATCCCAAACGTGAGGCTTGATATAACTATACTCTTCCATTACCACCATATCTAAC